GAATTGAATATTTTTAGCTGTACTAAAACCATCTCCTGAAGCAGTAAATGTTACTTCATTTAATCTACGTAATAAATCATTGCATAAAGTTATATATGTAGTAGCCATTTACTATCCTTTAGTTGTAATAAGAGGGCAAGTTTCCCTGCCCTCTCATATTTTTAGTTTAAGCTAGTAAGTCTCTGTCAACTTCCGTAGCTTTGTCTACAGCACCGTGGTCGTTACAATCTATAACTGTAGCATAGACTCGTAATCGTCCTGTGGCTGCGGCAGCACCTGCAATCGTACAATCAATAGTATCGGCAGTTCCGATAAATTGAGTATAGGTTGAAGCAGCACTACCTACAACTGTGTTGGTTTGCCCATTAGAACCTGCAGCACAATATCCTGCAGAGGTAATATCAGCACCATCAATGATGTCATCACCACCTCCAAAGTCCATGTCCAAAGTACAACTTCCAGTAAATGCTTTCATTACTTCAGCACCTGCATTAAGAACTAATGTTCCTGCAGGAATCTCAAGCATTTGAAAAACATCTCCATCAGAGATACTATTACCTGCTGCTATAAGAGCGTCAATATCCAAATACTCTTGAATTGTTCTAACCGTATGCGTACCTGCATTAGAAGGTAAGGTTGCAATAGAGTTAGCACCAACGCCAGTGGTGGATTTAGCTGTTAAATCAAAAGTAGCCATGTTTATATCCTCCCTTAACCTGCGTTATACTTGGCAGTTACGACAGCTTCAGGACGAAGTATCTTCCTACCATACAAATGCATACCCCGGACAATGTCTGCAAATGAGTCAGGGTCACGGTATGTCTCAGTTTTGCTGAGTTGTTCAGCCGTTGCAACAGCAGAGCCATGTCCTGCAACAATTACACCAAAGTTAGAGTTTTGGTTAGCAGTACCAGAAGTACCTGCACCAGTTCCTACTGATGGTAAATTGCTTGAAACATAAAGTCTGAATCCTGCAAGGTTATTAAGAACAAGACCGTTTTGCAACTTTCCTGCTCCACCAAAATCAGCGTTCATTAGCTTGGAGTTTTCATCACCAAGTAGCTCCATAAACACAGGGTCTACTACTAGCCACCTGTCTTGTGTATCTACTTGCTGTTGATTTAACAACCTAGCCATACGATTAACAACAACCATAGGCGTAACAGAAGCAGTACCTACAGAGGTAGCTCCACCTGTTAGATTAACCACAGGAATAGAATGGTCTCCTGCAGAGGATGTTGTGATACTTCCAAATGAATCTTTACGAAGTTTCATAGAAGTTAGAAGTTCATCTGAACCTGCTGTTGACACTGCTTTGCTACCGTTAACTTGGTCATTAACAGTACCTGCAACAGAACTTAATGCAGATTGTTTATACCCTGCCAAATAACCTAGAACTTCTTGGTCGTATTGGTCAGCTAAACGATATGCAGCTCTACTAGTTGCAAGCTCCATAAAGTTTACATGAGAATGAGCCTCTTCAATATCGTCCATCTTAAAGGCATAGTAGTTAGCCTTATCGACAACAAGTTGAAAATCCTCATCATCAAGGTCTTGAGCAGTCACTTGAGTACCTCTAGCGTACTCTTTCACTGAAATTTCAGGTTCTTTGATAATCCTGACAGTATCACCCTGTCCAGAAATCTCCCCGAAATAATCAGAGTTAGTTATATCTCCAACCACAGTCGACTTGCGGAATGCAAGCTGTACCTGTTTGGAGTAGATTACTGGCGAAAAATTACCGTTAGGTAAATTGCCGTAACCTGACGTAGTTTGAAAAGCCATAATAAATCCTCCTTATAGGTTTTCTAGTTAGTAGATGTAAACTTTCACCGATAAGAGGCTAATTCTGTTAAGGTGCAAATAAAGTCAGTATGCCTACGTCATTTAATTGGGCTTAAAGATATTAGGTAGTCTTTTTAGGTATTATGTTTCACTTATTAAACACATACGCTTATTTATAGCGTACATGTATCTAGTTATACTTGTAACTTTCTGCTTGTCAACTGTTTTTTAACGAGCAGCACCACTTAAATCGTAAATAAATTTTCCACTGCGAATAGCTTCCATTATAGAGTCAGCATTCTTTTCATATTCTTTTGTAGACATTTTATTTACTTGCGACTCTCTAAGATATGATTTTGATTCATCATCTTGAGGCACATTCTTTGTACTCTTAATTGATTTAGCTGCTTCTAAATTATTAGAAGACTTAGCTTTATCTTTAGAGATTCCTTTATCTTGTTTATATAAATCCAATACTCTAGATACAGATTTAGCATCATCACTATTTTCATATAGAGCATCTTGTACCCATTTAGGCTGTTCATCCGCCCACTCATGGAACGCATCATCTTCTCTTATATCAGCAAAATCAGGATGCAAAGCCATTAATTCAGCTTCTGCTTTTTCTTTTGTAGCTGATTCACGTAGAGTTTCTATTTCTTGTAGTCGTTTATCTAAGTCGGAAGACCTATCTCTAGCTTTTTTATCCGCTATAGTTTCAACGATTGCAGCTACATCAGGATATTTCTTAGTCCATTCTGCTATTTCTTCTTCTGATTTAGGTAAGACTAATTCATTTTTAGTAGCTTTAGAGAGTTGAGTTTCTAATTCTTGTATTCTAGCGTTGAACTCTTTCTCCTTAGTCGCAAGATGTCTTCTAACATCGCCATATCTTTTCTTAAAAGACTCTTCTTCTTTTCCAATAGCCTCTGTTGATACTCCATCTTTTTCTTTTGTTTCTGCAGTTGAAGCTGTTTGAGATTCTTGAGTTTCCTCTGTTTGAATCCCTTTTCCTTCTCTCTCGGCAAGGAGTTCTTTAAGCTCCTGTTCGTCTTTTTCAATACGAGCTTTGTTGCCTTTGCTTCCACGCCTATCTACAAATCCTGCAACTTTTGTTTTTTCTACTTGTTCTAATTCTGGCATATATATGCTCCTTTATATTTGGGGTCAATGTGATGTTGAGTAGCCAATTATTATTTTTATTGTTATCTTTTATAGTATGCACTATTTTTTGCCTTTACGCATTAGTCCACCTTTATTAAATCCTCCATACTGTCCTCCACCAGTATAAACCTTATTCTTACCTGTTCCTGTTTTTATTCCTGCTTTATCTGCAGCCTTTTTTATATTGTCTTGTGCTTTTAATTTACCTGATGTATCTTTGTCTATTCTGTCTTGACGCCTTTTATCTTTACGTTTTTTTCTTCTAGCTTCATCGTAATCACTACTACTAATACTACTACTACCTGTATTAGGTTTTTTAGAAGAAGTAGGAGAAAATAGTTTTCCAAAAGCATCTAATCCTTGATGAGCAAAACTTCTTCCGGGCGTATAGCCTTCTGCACCTGCTACTAAATTATCTAATATTATTTTTCTTTCATCTGATAAATTATTATAGGCTTCAGGGTCATCATATATTTCTTTTGCATCTTCTAATATATCTTTATGTTGTTTAGCTAATAGACCAGAAGTTAAATTACCTATGCCCGGAATTTTAGTTATGATGTCATCTATTCCTATATTCATAGGTCCAAAACCTTTAAGTTGTTTTGCGTAATCAAATATTTCATCTTCTGTTCTAGCTATTCTTTCAGAACCAAAGCCTTCAGGATATAGTTTTTTAGTTTTTTCTTCTTGTTTTTCATGCATCTCTTGAAATCTTTCTTTACTTCTTCTTTTTGTTCTTTCTTCTCTAGTTTCTTTAGGTGCAGAACTATCTCCTTCATCACCGCCTTCACCATCATCAGCTTGAGAAACATACGGAACATATTTTTCTAACTGTGTAGGAGAATGAGATATAGGTACATTACCTATAAAGGTAGCTGTAAATATTGTACTTTCATCTTGTCCATTCCAATATTGTACTTGTCGGAATCCACTTTCACTACTGCTACTATCTTCTTGTCCTTCTTTTTTATCTTCTTCTTTTTCTTCCTCTTTCTCTTCTTGAGCCATTAAAGCTTTTATTTCTTCTTCAGATTTTACAGAATAGCCTGAATGAGGAGCATTAAAAACTTCTCCTGTAATAGGATTTGTTAAAGGAGTAATGACCATCATAAAAGGACCACTACCTGAAGGAGAATTTACCCAATTAGGCGTACCAGATGTAATATTAGGTTCTTCTGCTTTTTCATTATTATTATTATTTTGATTATTGTTGTTATTATTAATTCTAGCATTAGCTTCTGCTATTCTTGTATCTGCTAATTCATCTCCTATAGCAGCTCTATACTCTGCTTCTGTTATTGTTACATCACCGGGAGCACGACCTACCATTCCTGCAGGAAGTATTCTATATGTTCCCATTTCAGGATTATGTAGAAATATATGTTGCATACCTAATTCTGCTCCACCTTCATCGTATCCTACATAACCACCTACAGCCATCTCTATCTCTTCTTCTTCTGTCTCTAATTCTTCTACAGGAAAGGGAAGTACATTACTAGGTTCTCCTTCTTCTTCTATTGGCTCTCCACCTATTCTACCCATAGACTCCATTCTAGCTAAACCTTCTTTAGCTTTTGCTCGTAAGTCTTCAAAAAATTTTATACCATAAAATCTTAATACATCAGCAGGAACTACATATTCTCCCTCACTTAACATGGCA